CTGGAAGTATCAGTGGGGCAGGGGCCGCAACCCTTCTCGCTCCTTATGCCCTACTAGCCTCCCCCACGTTTACCGGAACACCAGCGGCTCCTACAGCAGCTACGGGTACGAACACCACTCAATTAGCTACTACTGCTTTCGTGTCGGCTTCCCCTAAAATAACTACCCCTACTGTGGTTGGTGAAGCTACCGGAGTTGCCTCTCCTGCTGGAAGTTGGGGGGAGACCGTAACAGCTAGTGGAACTTCTATCTCTCTTACAAGTGGCTCTATAGCAAATTGTGCCACAATGCCTCTGACTGCTGGAAAATGGATGCTCTATGGAAGCATCTCTTTCAATCCCGCAGGATCGACTGTCATGTCAGGGGCTTCTGCTGGTATTAGTACAACCACTGGAGCAGTTCCTGCGGTCCCCTTATATTCATCTTGGTCGGGGACAGCCGCTGCAGGAAGTACTGAAATCTTTACTGTCCCCACTCAGATAGTAAATCCGAGTAGTTCTACGTCATATTTTCTGGTAGGAGCTGCTAATTTCACAGTCAGCACTGCTGCTATGACATGCCAGGTTTCCGCTCTGCGGATTCCCTAAAAGGAGTTTGCAATGGCAGAGCAAGGATCATACCCATTAAATGGGAGAGTAGTGCAAGGGACTGATACTTGTACTGGCGTGGTCACAGGGCAGACGGCAGATATTCCACTGTCTGTTATTGCTTCTTTTGTTCTGGCTGGGGTTCCCCAGTCTGGCCCGACCACCTCTCGACCTGTTCCGGTATTTGTTGGGCAGCCCTTTTTAGATACCACTTTGGGGATTATGATCTGGGCTCTGCAGATAATCCCTGCAATTTGGATCGATGCAGCTGGAGTTTCAGTATGAAAAAACTAATCACATTAATTGCGGGGCTGCTGTGGGTTGTTGCAGCCAGTTCGCAGACTTTTCCAGTTAACAATTTAGTTGTTAATGGGACGTCGCAATTCACGGGGCAGGGGAATTTTACTCTCTCACCAACAGCTCCGACGCCGACTGCTGGAGACAGTTCAACTAAATTAGCAACTACTGCTTTTGTCTCTGGAGCTGTGGCGACGGCTTCCCCAGCTGTCGCAAATAATACTGTGTTAGCAGCTACCTCTACGGTATTTGCTCCGACTGTTTGGCGTATGGGGTTTGTAGCCGCTGGGGATGCTCCACCCCTGCTTTATGTGGCAACTGCTCTGCCGTGTACATTGAACGCGGGGGCTGGGGATAATGGTTCCCAAGTCAAAGGTTCGAATGGGAATTGCTGGAATGCCAGCTTCGGTCCAGGGCCGGCTGACGTGCGTGAGTGGGGGGCTAAAGCGGACGGGTCGACTAATAATACGGCTGCTATGCAAGCAGCACATGCTACTGGTCGATTGATCTACTACCCGCAGGGGCAGTATAACTTCACGACTATCTCATTCTCCTCCGGTGGGATCATTGGGGATGGGTATTTTACGATCTTAAATACTACCGATACTGGTAGTACGGATGCAATTACATATACGGGAGGGGGATCGGGAAATGCCGCTCCTATTCCTACGTTTCAGAATTTTGCAGAGGTTGCTCAGAATACGCGTTCTGGTGGGGCTGGGTTACATTTTGCCCCCTCGGCAGGCAATCTGCAAAATTTGCATGTTAATAATATTTGGCAGTATGGCTTCTATCGAGGAATTCAACTTACAAATTGTGAGTATGGATCAATTGCAGAAGCGACTATTGTTAATTATTTTGACGTTGGTATTTACTACGAGTTCCCCCAAAATACTGGTGCAGGCGATTTTGTTATCGCCAACAGTCACTTAGCTACAGCCGAGACCACTGGAAGATTAATTGGTATTTATCAATTGAGTGGGGGAGGATTGCGGATCACAGGGGATAAGATCCTTGGAGGGCATTCTGGCTTCGTTTTAGCTTACACAGGGGCTATCACTTCTGGGCCACTTTTACTGACTGGAAATTCGATTGAGAATCAAGATCAGTTTAATATTTACCTTGGAGTAGCTAGTACTGGTGCTTTTGGTGGGATTGTCATAACCGGAAATGAGCTTGGTGTCAATAATGGTGCAAGTGGAACTGATCTCAGCACAGACACTAGTGGACTATTAAGCTATATTACTGTTTCTGGTAATTACATGCAATTCAATGGAGCTACTGGGACTGGGGTAGCGTTTACTGGGGTGCAGGGATTTACTTTTGGGTCGAATAGTATTATAGGAAATGGGCAATCTGGTAATGTGGGCATGCAGATTAATTCCAGTGGGGCAGGGAAAATTGCGGCGCAGAATTTTCTTAGTATCCCAACCAATGCTAACCATTATGTAGTTTCTTCATCCCCAACAGTCACTTATTACGGCGACACGGAAACTTTCACCACAGGGACAATTACCACTAGTACAGCTTACGGAAGTCTGTTTTCTGGGAGTATTTCTGTGACCTTTCCTAGGGCTTTCACAACTGTTCCGAATGTGACTTGTTCCAATAACAGTACGGCAAGTGGTGGAGTTGCTGTTTTTCCTCAATCGATCTCAGGGACTGGTTTTACTGCTGTAGGTATTAGCACAAACAGCGGTGGGTCCGCGATTGGGCAGTGTACAGCTAATGGAATTCTCTAGGAGTTGGTTATGACTAGCACTTTTTTCCAGGATTATAACCAAAATAATCCTATTACATCCAGCTGGCTGAATCCAGTGAACAATGCTGTGTATACGCCAGCGGGGGTGGCGAAGCTAGCTGTGCAGTCCGCGGCTGCCTTCGTCCGGTTTGCCGTGTCTGGTGGGGTGGTGACAATTCAGCAATCCGTGAATATCTCCACTGTGGTTAGAACATCTGTGGGGGTGTATGTTATTACGTACAATACTCCTCTGACTGGGGCATTGAATGCCTATGGTTTTTCAATGGATTTGCCTGGATTTGTGTTTCGCACAGCAGAGTCGGCTGCAGAGCTTACAATTGGAACTACCAATACAGCAAATACTTCATTTGACCCGGATTTTGTTAGCGTGTTGGTGTTTGGGGCAAACTGATTAGTTGGGTTTTCGACATACATTAACAAAAAGTAATCACGGTTAATTACGCACTTCGGGGACTTACCGGATGTCTATCATGGATGACACCACTAAAGATGTTGTTGTGAGTGCAGTGAAAGCCGCGCCGCCAGTGTCGATGGTGGGGATGCATTTTCTGGGGTATGGGATAGCGGATTGGCTGATTGCAGTTACGCTGGTTTATACGATACTGCAGGTGGTGGTGCTGCTGAGGGATAAGGTGTTTTATTCAGAGCTGAAGCGGCAGGAGGAAAAGCAGCACCGAGAGCGGACGAAACGGCATAGGGAGCCATTGTGACTACGGCTAAGTTCCAGACGTGTTGGAAGCTCCTGCTCCTCAATGAGGGGGGATTTGTAGTGGACAATGGTGGGGCAACTCGCTGGGGTGTCACTGCCCGCGTGGCCTACAAATGGGGCTATCGCGGGGCTATGCAAGAGTTGCCCGAGGCCACAGCCGAATCCATAGCGGAGCAGGAATATTGGGTCCCATTCGGTTGCGAGTTGTACGTGGCTCCGATTGCCTTTCAGATCCTCGATACCTCCTACAACGGGGGCCATCCGATCCAATGGCTACAGGAAATCGTCGGGGGCAAGCAACTCGGGCAGGATCTGGCTGATGTAATAGGCTTCATCGATCCCTGGGAGGTAGTCGCTCGGTTTAACTCCAAGCGTCTCCGCTATCTAGCCTCCTTAAAGCAGCCCACCTACGCTGATGGTAGGATGAACAGAATCGCAGGTAACCTCGACCAAGGAGCACTTCATGAATAAGGGTATTATCTATGTTCAGTGGATTGCGGCAGCAGCTCTCGTCGCGCTTTGGACTGCTCTGGTTTGGCAACAAGTCAAAGGAGCTGAAGAACTCATCGGCTGTATCAAAGCAGCCCTCGGAGCCTTTGGTCTCTACTGCTGGCATAATCAAGCCGTTACTCAGGGGGCTAATCTTGCCACAACTGGTGCAGCAGCAGCAAATGGGGGTGGGCCAGGTTCGGCTCAACCTTTTCAATAACCTCCGCAATGCCGCGGAATTGCAATCAGTAGTAAACCAAGGAGCTACACCCATGAGCACAGTAACCGCAACCCCGACGAACATCTTCGCACAATTGGCAGAGCTGGCAGCATCGGAAGCCTTCCCCCCGGTGTTGTCACTGATCACAGCTACTCTGTCGGATATCCAAACCAACCCGCAGGAGTGGGTCAACCCGGCTTCGGCAACGATCAAGGGTACGGCGTTCGTGGCGAATCTGGTGGCCACGCTCCCGACGATTGAGAATGCAGCTGTTCCCGCAGCAGCTCAACTGGTCTCCGCGATCTTCACCACGTTATCGGCTCGGCTGACGGCAGCTGCTGGTACGACCACGCCGTCGGCTGTCGGTGCGGAGATTGCCAACACCATCGTTTCGCGCACGTAAGAGACGGCAATGGGCACAATCAGCTTGCAGTTTGTAGAAGGGACGGGAGTAGGATCGGCCATGATCAAGTGGTTTGGTCATGGCAAGTTCTCTCATGTTGATTGTGTCCTGCCGGATGGGAGCTTGCTGGGAGCGCGGAGTGATGTGATTCAGGGGGTTCCGGCTGGAGTGCAGATCCGACCAGCTGGGTATATGACCTGCCCGGTGGAGAGGGTGGATATCCCCTGCACGCCGAAGCAGGAGCAGATGTTCTACAGCTACGGCCGGAGCCAGATTGGGCGTAAGTACAACCAACTGGGGATCGTAGCGTTCTTCTTCTCAACAGGCTGGACGAACGAGGAAGAGAGATTCTGCTCTGAGTTCGCTACGATGTGTTTGCAGGCGGCTGGTATGCTGGGGCAGCTGTCGGAGCCACCGAATAAGATCGACCCGGATAGTTTGAGGTTGATCTTGTCGGCAGTCTGGGGGAAGTAGTTATTCACCGGGATTAATGAAAAGTAATAGCGGTGAGAAACTAGCCCCTCGAAACTGAGGGGCTTTTCTTATTTTAGCGAAGGTCGATCGGGATTTGGAATAGTTTCCGTTCGTTCATGGGACTGCACAACTGCACGCCATCCACCAGTTTCTCCATCGTAGTAGCGAACTGCTACAGCATGTTGATTTCTATGTGTTAGAGTTTTAGAAGGGCTTACCAACTCATACACCACCCCATCATCCCCTAAGCCGTAGATCTGGCTCCCGATTGTTCCAGGGGATTCCCCATCGATTGCTGCTAGTAGTTGAATGATTTTCATTATCCGCACTGCCCCCATGATTTTTCACTGGATACCACGCCTACAGGAATGTAGAGCGGGTCCTCATACGGTATTGCTATAGAAGCTGCTTCCCGAATTAGTTTCAATGCCTCCTCCTTTCTGCTGCTAGGAAACGTACCTGCCAGGGAGTCATGCACCTGCAAAAGAATCTGTATCCAATCCCCGTGCAGGTCGTCAATTGCCACGTATGCCCTGTTAATCAGGCACGCAACAGAACTCTGCGGTATCCATGCAATGGCTTGATTAAAAATGGTCCCTTCGATCTTGTCGAAAAAGTAATTTCTGTAGCCGAATGCGTTCTCCACGTATCTACGACCAGACACTTGTTTTTTAATATCATTCTGCCATTGGGCAATTTCCGGACAAAGGCCAAAGTACCACTTTTGAATCCGATCAGTTTCATGTACGTTGAGCCCAATACGAGGTGCGATTCCCTCCGCTGTTCCGAGATAATTCGTGCCATGGCACAGAGACTTGAACATCGCATACTCGCGCGGATGCGAATTTTTCGACATAGTTTGGTCATGGTAGTATTCCTTCATCACTTCCACATAGGGCTTACGGCGAGCTTTGAAATTCTCTTTCATCCACTCGCAACCGGATTCCCAGGTGACGATTCGGAGATCAGCACTATCGAGATCGATATCGAAAAAGGTCTGCCCCTCATCCGGGATGAAAATATTTCGGATGTTGGGAAGGTCTAGCCCCGCGTCTTCAGTTTCTCCGCCCTTGGGGATGTTCTGCATGTTCATTCCACTGCCAAAGGCGTTCTTGCTGGATGAAAAGCGATAGGTTTCCGTACCGGCAATGTTGAAGGAGCAACGCATTCTGCGATCGTTGTCGAGGGGAGCCAGAACGAAAGTGGAATGGAAGACCCCGAGAGAGCGGAGTTCAGATATCTTTCTAATAACCGGCCAGAGGATGGGCTCTTTAGCCCCCAGGGATTGAAGGGCTGCGTCATTGGTGGTGATGCCTCCGGTTGCTCGGTTGATGATTGGTTTTAATCCCATCTGCCGATAGAAGAAATCCTGCATTTGCATGGGTGAGCGGTAGTTGATTTCATACCCAATCACCTCTCTCATCCAATGTTTCCGGGATTCCACCTCTCGCATGAGAGTGAGTGATAGATCAGAGCGTTTTTGTTGATCGACCCGCACTCCGCGAATCATTGACTTGAGAACCTTCGGGCGCAAGCGTTGCTGGAATTCGTTGACCTTTTCCAGGTTCATGGCCTTGAGCACGGATTTGAGGGTGTGGTAGACAGCAAGGGTACGGCAGGAATCGGTAGCGCAATACTCCCAATATTTCATTTCGTCCTCTCCGTCTTCCCCTTCCTTCCAGTCAGTTCGGTCATCCTTCCAGTAGAGGTGATCTTCGCAATACATAGAGGAAAGGAAGCCGAGGTTCTTCGGGAGGTTGCTGAACGCGGAATGCTGCATGAGCATTGTGTCAGCTACATTCGTCGGGAGGATACCCCAATGGCGGAAGATGTACTGGAGGTCGTAATTGAAGTTCTGCCCGACCAGGAGAACGTTGGGGTGGGTGAGAATTGCGCACATCAGCCGAACAAGTTCCGCTTCCTGTTCGGCAGTCCAGAATCCTTCGGGGTTGCGGAGAGGGCAGAGCTGCACACACAGACCTTCAGTTGCCGACCATGCGAATGAAATACAAGTGATGTGACCACCGCGTGTTTCAATGTCGCACGCAAGGGGAGTTTTTGGGCCGTTATAGCCTAGCTCTAATTGCCTGCGCAGGAGTTTGAGTCGTGTAGCTATAGTTTCAAACCACTGAGGGGAGTTATCAACCGCGATTAACAATTTGTAATCCCGGTGAAAAAGCCCCGGAGTCAGCGAGTTGGTTTTAACTCTTTTCAAATCGTGCAGCATCCACGGACGGCGTGCATATTGCGTATGGATGATATCGCTGCGCAGAGTCGGAATGACCTTATACCCCGGCGTGAGCACGCTATCCATGATGGAAGAGCGGTAGTTGAAGGAAGAGGTAACCCCTGTGAGAGCGAATAGAGCCAAATCCCCGACCGTGCAGATAACATTAGGCTTGACTAGCTCCACCTCCTCCCGGAGTTGCATGCACGCGTCATAGAGCTTCTGCGTGATGTAGTGCCCTTGGAAGAACACGTGATTTGGCTGACGGTCTTTCTTTTTGTCGATGATGTTGAGTTCGTTCGGGTAGGAGCGAGATTTCAACACTAAGGTTAAATAACAATCATCACGACGAATACCGACATCACTCAGCATCTTACTTAACTCAAAGCCCCCACCACCGATGAAAGGTTCTCCTCTACGTAAACACATTTCATGTGCGTAATCTCCGACAATCATTATAGAGGCATTACGCGGTCCAGAAGCTTTTACTGTCATTTGAGCCATTAGAAATTCACTCCAGATGTTTCCAATTTTTTCGTGTCATTATTGCGTACACGCTTTGTTTTGTGATTCCGTACTTATCCCCGATAGCTTGCAGAGTCCAGCCATCCCTCCGCAGTTTTATGGCTTCTAAAGCTTGTTCCTGGGATAACTTAGATTTCCCATTTGCAGACCCTTTAGCCTGTCTATTTCTTTCCACCTTGTCCTGCATGTTCTGGAAGGTAGTGCCGGGTATTAGGTGCTCAGGATTAACACACCTGGGATTGTCACATCTATGGCGGATAATCAGCTCTGCTGGTATAGGCCCTACATGCAGCTCATAGGAAACTCTGTGAGCACCAAATTGTCTACCACGAACTTTTAATCTGCCGTAGCCTTCTGTTGTCAGGCTCCCAGTCCAAAGCCAGCAACCCGGAGTTACGAGAAAGCGAGCATCAAATAATTCCTTAAATTTATTGAAATCATCCATATCAGATATTCCTCTGTGTTCCATACCCTATTACACAACACTTTTCCAGAGTTCGCTGGCAGAGGTTCCGACACGCGATCATTTGCAGCCGGATGCCGTCGGAGATATAGAAGTCCGGCAGATCCGGATCCATCATCAGCGACTCCGGGTCGGTCGTAACCAACACCAGCTTGGAATTCCACTTGCGTAGGCGATATTCAGGGTGATCCATCACACTACTCCTTCAGCTGGTTGAGTTCCGCCATCAGAGTCTTGCCTTGCTCCGCTGGGTCTACGTTGGTTAGTCCTTGGAGCCGTTGCAGGCAGATCCCATAGTAAGTTGAATTCTGCTCCAGCCCAGTAGCCAAGCACTTAGCAGCATGAGCAGCGGGAAAAATAGTACCGCTCCCAGCGAAGCTATCAAGCACGCGATCACCAGGTCGCGCACTGCGCTTAAGAAGATCAGAATAAAGAGCGACAGGCTTCTGCGCACCGTGGGTGGTGTTTGCGTCAGCAAAAGTCGTAACAACATCAGGGTAGATACCGGTCGTTTTCTTCTTGCCCTTAATGGCATATAAGATCATCTCCCATTGGCGACGGGGGCCATTCTCAGGGTGGGGGACGCGGCCGGAATTAGGCTTGGTGCAGATAAATGGAGTGCGAGTAACCCACCAGCCAGCCGACTGCATAATTCGTTTGAGTTCATGGAAGTTGTCGATATCGCAGAACACATAGCAATGACATTCCACTTTGGCCACTCGATAGGCCAGTGGAGCCCAGTCTTGCATGAGGACCCTCCAGGATTCATAATCATCCTTATAGTGGTGCTCGATTCCCCCGAGCTTGCCAGCCCCATCACCAAACTCGTCGGCACCCATTCCGTAAGGAGGATCGGTGAGTATGACATCAAATTGCTCCGGGTCAGTGGAAATCATCCACGAAAGGCAGTTGGTGTTGAAAACCTTGTGGGATTCGTGGGAGAGGGTGGAACCTACGCGCGCTGCCAAAGCAGCATATTTCTTGGTTTCTTCTTGCTTCTTGAGGATCTTGTAGGCATCATCAGTGTTCTTTGCTTTTGCTATCTCAGGAATATGGAGATACTGAGAGACAATAATATCCTTCCGAACAGTGTTTTGGAAAGCTCCGTCACTTCTGCCTTTGACCTCGACCGCTGTATCCGCAACTGTGTGGACTCTTCCCTCCGCATGAGCTTGCTTGCTGCGTAAGTTGTGGAGCCTCGATAGTGCGGAAGCGCGTTCTTGCCAGGTGAGGTCTTTTCTATGCAGGTTTTCCTCAAGTTCACTTTCCTCTGCTTCAAGAGGGGTGAGCTGACCGAGCGTGACGTATGGTAGAAATCCATCAGGAATTACCTCTCCGTTGTATTTAATCGTGCCGCCGAGCATGCGCACCTCATCAATTGCGCGCATGCGGCGTTCACCGGCCACGAGGACCATAGCGCCATCCCGTTCCCGGAGGACGATGGCATGCATGAGGCCTCGGGCGCGGATACCGGCAGCTAGCTCTGCGAGTGCTTGAGATTCGAATTCCCTACGTTGGCGATTCTGGTCAATCTGGATGTCAGAAGTCTTAATTAGCTGTGCTGTCATGCTGTTGTCCTACGGTAGTGAGGGATTTTCAGCTAAAAAGGACGCCGAAGCGTCCTGATTTTGAGCGGTAGCGGTCATCCCCCGGCACCATGTAACGACGCCACGAAAGTCACGAACAACACTATGATAAATCCGCACCACCAGAGCCAGTGTGCTTTTGTCTCTGCCAACATGAAGATTGCGATGAATACGGCGAGCATATCTCCTCCAGTAAGAACCCCCGTTTCCGGGGGCTATTGCAACGAGTTTTGTTACTGGGGGTTGCTTAGCCCAGTGAGGTTACTGCATCAACTTGCGCGTAGACAATCTCCGGGTCGTTCTTGTCCGGGCGATGGCCGACCTTGACCTTAGCCATGCGGCCAGGAAGCTGGTTGAAGGAGAATTCAACTGAGGGATCGTTGAGGCCGGTAGCTGCACGCAAGCGACCGAGAGCCACGTTCTTTCCTTCACCCATGTCGATAGCACCATCGGGGGTGAGGTCCAGCATGATGCCTTGGCGAGCGGTGACGACGTCACGGCCAGTTGTAGCTTTGGCTTCGTCGTCTTCGATTGCCCAGGTCACATCGAGGGCCACGCCGGTTTTCGTACCATCGCCAGACTGCCATTGGCGTGCTGCGATCTTGTCGATAACACCAGGAAATTCGCCCACTGGGCACGGAACGACTTTCGTGGAATTGGAGCCGGTTACTGCGGAATTCAAGAATGAGTCAGCGTCGAACATTTTGATAGCCTCGGAGATTAAGAGAGTTTGTAACATTTGCCGGTGCTCGCACCGTAGAGAAACTATATTACCGATTGGGGCTAGTTAATAGCCAGTTTTGCTAGTATTTACGCACCTCCTGTCAGGGTTAGGGTAGTTATTACCCGCGATTACTATTTGTTAATCACGGTTGAAAACCCGGTTGGAGCTGATAATCATCTGCTACTACTTTATAATACCTAGAGCACTCTCCACGCTCATTGAGGACTCTATTAATAACTTCCACAATTTCTTTTCCCTGTTTTTCAGTCACCCAGCCCAGAATAAATTTCTCATCCGGGTAATCTCCAGCAAAGTTATCTGTGTCTACTATTCTCATCACTCCTCCGGGGGGCTATTCGCATCCCGCACGCCCTCAACAAACTTCCCACCACGCGACAGCCACGAAGTGAAGATCGGCTTGAAATCCGGGGGCAATCCAGCGGCAATTGCCAAGTTGCGGGTCTTGACGTCAGCCTGTGAGTTGGCTGTGTCCCATGTGAATTTGGAACCTTCGCGGACAGCGAGAATCACATCCGAAAACATTGCTGGCAACTTCGGGGCCAACTTATTCCCGAGAGTGCTGACCATCAGCTTGATACCACCGAGAACTTCATCCTTTTCCCGCTCGACGTGAGCAATGAGGATGAAATGGCACTTGCAAGCGTCCGTCCAGAGGTTGATGACCTTCTCGATCTGATCCTGGGCTATTCCCCAGTCGCTAATATTCTTGACAGGCTTATTTCCCACGACGAGGGACATTGCCATGCGAGCCAGACCGGCCATTCCGTCGATAACAAGGATTCGGTTCGGACCCCACTCATCAGCGCAGCCAAATTTCTTGCCTGTTCTGTCGTCAGGGAAATCGTTAAGGACTTCGAGGAGCTTGATAAATCGATTGTGTTTGGATCTGTTGGGATCATTTGTTTTCGCCAGTGTTTCCAATGACATCGTGTTAACTCGCTTCGCACCTTCCAGCATGTCCTTGAACGATGCCTTAGCTGCTTCGAGATAATGCCAATGGAGGTTAGGGGGTAGAGGTTTCCCCTTGCTCTTGTAGTAGCCGAGCAGGGTTTCCATCCCGGGTTCCAGACCGAGGTAAAACACTTCCAGATCGGGGTAGGCTTCGGCAATGGTTCCGATGGCGTGGGTTTTGCCTGTGCCTGATGGCCCCATCAGCATACAATTTACGCCCGGTAGTGCCGATAGTTCCATTCCTGGAAGATCAGCGGAGTCTCCTACTGCTGTACCTTGTTCGAGTGTCATTACATGTGATCCGCGTAGAGTTCCAGGTAAATTCCTGTGTATGTCGCTTTCCCTTTCATCAGGGATTCAGCGTAGTAGCGCTTTCCATCAGTGAAGTCGAATCTGGCTTTGTTGACGGGGAATATCTGCCCTTCCCAAAGGACCTTCACTGGTAAATGTTGAATCTCTGCCGGAAAGGATAGCAAGTATTCGGCTAGCTCCCCTATCGACATGTTGTCCTCTTCAGGCTCTTTCCAGCTTTCTGTCATTTTCCTTATCCCATAGTCGTAAGTGAAGGGCGAATTCCCTTTTGATAACTTCATCCGGCAAGATAGCGGTGAGTTCCGGTTCCCAATTCAGCATCAGGGAGCCTGCGATTGCATAGCGGGACTTCCCGTGCTTCTCGC